ATGATTGACCTAGCCGACGAATTTGCCGCAATGGCGGCACGCGTCACGCCCCGGCATGACGCAGTGCTGGCCGCGCTCGGAGTACCGCTAGACTGGCTCCAAGCGTGGCACGCCCCCGCCCGCTATGGCGTGGCGCGCGCCTTGCTAGATCACAAGACCGGCACTTGGCAACCCGACAACCACGGCGTTCCCGTGTGTGTGCTAGCCGATCAACCGCTTCTTGACGTGACTGATCCTCTCTGGGGCGTACTGCCGTTCGCACCCCGTGACTTGATCGCATTCCGGCCCCGCGATCCGTCTTCCTGGTGGCTGCGGACGGGAGACGCCGCGCTGATCAACCCGGAAGCCGTCGAGGAAAGCACATTCCGCAATGCACCCTTGGCCGTCCATACCGACCCGCTGGCCTGGATGGTCGCGCGGGGCCGCGGGGTCGTGATCGTCGATTGGAGCCGGCACCCGTTACGCTTCCATCTGTCCGGCCCGCCGTCCCTGATGTGCGGAACCTTTGATCTGGCGGAACGTCTCGACAGCCGGTTTAAGCGCGAGCGGCGCGAAGACACGGCGCCGAAGCTGACCCTTCCTGAAGCGGAGGCGGCGGCATGAGCGAGCCAATCGACTTCCAAAAGGAAAAGAAACGGCGCCGCAAGGCCAAGGCTCCCGACGATGACGGGCCGTTGCACGAGATGAATGAACGGTTCGCACTGGTCAAGATTGGTGCCGAAAACCGCGTTGTCGAGTTCACGACGGGCGCGGATGGCAAGCCGACCGTCGCGTTTCGCACGACCCGCGCTTTCCGCGAGGAATACGGCAACCGCTTCATCGCGCGCGGCGACACGCACAAGCCGATTGGCGACGTGTGGCTGAAGTGGTCGGGCCGGCGGACCTTCCAGGGCATCACCTTCGCCCCGCAAGGGGCGCCGGAGTGCTGGCTGAACCTCTGGCAAGGCTGGTCCGTCGTGCCCGGTCCAGGGAATTGCGAGACCTTCTTCGATCATCTGAAGAACAACGTATGCAACGGAGATGAGGCGCTGTTCCGCTGGGTTCTCGGGTGGTTTGCCCAGATGGTCCAGGAACCAGAGAAGAAGCTGGGAACATCGTTGGTTCTGCGGGGCGGCATGGGCTGCGGGAAATCCATCGTTGGCGAAATCGTCGGATCGCTGTTCTCGCATCACTACGTGCTGGTTGATCAAGCCAAGCACCTGACCGGCGCCTTCAACAGTCACATGGAGTCCTGCCTTCTGTTGCAGGCGGATGAAGCGTGCTGGGCAGGCGACAAGGTGGCAGAAGGTCGGCTGCGCGGGCTCATCACCTCGGATCATCAGTTGATCGAACGCAAGAACGTCGATCCCGTCCGTCTGCCCAACCTCGTTCGCGTGATGATGACATCGAACCATGATTGGGTCGTGCCCGCTGGGCGCGACGAAAGGCGGTTCGCTGTCCTGGATGTTGCCGACCACCACAAGCAGGATAGCGCATACTTCGCGGCAATAATGGATGAGATGGACCACCAGGACGGCCGGGCCGCCTTGCTTGCCGAGTTGCTGGCCTTCGACCTGTCTACGGTGAACCTGCGCGCCATCCCGACCACGGCGGCGCTGGCAGAGCAAAAGGCAGCAAGCATGCCGCCTATTCACCAGTGGTGGTACGACCGTCTTATGGACGGTGCACCGGTCCGCACCCTGGATAGCTATGGCGAGCAATGGGGCTGGGGGCCGTATGCGGCCCCGATCCCGAAAGTCGTGCTGTTCGATGACTATGTGCGCCAATCGGAGCGGCGGGGCGTGCAACGGCGCGCAACTGAAACGCAGCTTGGGACCGAACTCCGGCGCCTCGTGCCCTGGGTTGAAGATGTTCGTCCTGAGAACCCGAAGCCTAGAAGGCGCTGCTGGAAACTCCCAACGCTCAAAGAATGCCGCACGTATTTTGATGAGATGTACGGCATTAACCACCAATGGCCATCAGATGACGACGAGTTTTGAGGGTAACGTCCAACCTTACTGCTGTCCCGTCCAACCTTCGTCCAACCTATAGGACCTGGAAAACGTAATGTTTTCAAAGGCCCGTCCAACCCGTCCAACCCGTCCAACCTTTTTTGGGACATTACGCGCGCACCTGCGCGCGCACGCGCATAACCCCCCTTATTTACCCTCTATAGGTTGGACGGGTTGGACGGAGTAAGGATTTCTGCGGGTTTCGACCGTCCAACCTACCCTTCAGAGGTTGGACGGAGGTTGGACGGGTTGGACGCTGGCCAGTTGCAAACGAAACTTCTGGGGCGTTGAAATATTGCTAGCAACATGCGGCGGGTCCTTCCCTACATAAAGCGATGCGGGCCATTCGTTTCGCCACTTTGCTAGCGTCAGACAAAGAATTGAGCTAAACTTAAGACTGAACAGAACAAGGGTTTAGACTATGCATAACGACGGAAAGGCGCTTACTAGACTTGACAATGAAGTGGTTAGCAAATCTGAATTCGCGCGTCGTCTCGGAGTTTCACGCGGTCGGGTATCGCAGCTCGTTCAGGCGGGGATGCCAGTTCAGCCGGACGGCAAACTAGACGAGGCGGAAGCTCGGGCGTGGTACATCGCCAATATCGATCCATCACGCCGCCGAGGGATCGCCGTGGAGGGCGATCTTACCCAATCCGGCCCCCGAACCCCGGCGCCGGAGATGGCCACCAGCGAGCTTCGTAGCGCGATTTACGGAGCATCCCCCGGCGACTTGATCACCGTGCGCACCGAGCATGAGCGGCTGAAAGCTGAGCAACGGGCCATGCACTTGGCGCGGGAGCGGGGCGAGACCCTGCCGAAGGCGGACGTGGCGCGCCTGTTCGGAGACCTGGGGCGCCATCACCGGGAGACTTGGTCACAGTTCCCCGCCCGCGTGGCGCCGCTGCTGGCGGCTGAGTTCGGAGCGCCCGAACCCGCTATGCTCCATGCCCTCGAAACCCATGTGCGCAACCAGTTGACCGCCATGGTCGAGGCCCCGCCGGAGGCGTTCGCCGATGCTGGATGATGTCGCGTCCTGGTGCTGGAACGCCTACCACCGTCAAGCGGCCCCGCCGCCGCTGCTGACCGTCTCGGAATGGGCCGACACATACCGCCGCCTGACCAGCAAGAGCGCGGCGGAACCCGGTCGCTGGCGCACCGACCGCACGCCCTATCTGCGCGCCATCATGGACGCCCTGAGTCCGCACGCGCCCTTGCAACGGGTGGTGTTCGTCAAGGGGGCCCAGTTGGGTGGGACAGAGGCGGGGAACAACTTTCTAGCCTACCTCATCCACTGGCACCCCGGCCCGATCATGGCCGTGCAACCGACCGTCGAGGGCGCCAAGCGGTGGTCGCGTCAACGTCTGGATGACTTGGTTGAGGCCGCGCCTCTGGCCGGCTTAGTCAAGGACCCGCGTTCGCGCGACTCTGGCAACACCACCTTGCTGAAGGAATTCCCCGGCGGGGTGCTGGTCGTGACCGGGGGAAACAGCGCGGTGGGGCTCCGCTCGATGCCGGTGCGCTTTCTATTCCTGGACGAGGTGGACGCCTACCCCATCGACGCGGACGGGGAAGGTGATCCCGTTGATCTGGCGGTGCAACGCACGGCCACGTTCGGACATCGGCGCAAGGTGTTCCTGGTCAGCACCCCGACCATTGAGGGACACAGTCGGATCGAGCGCGCGTACCAGGAATCGGATCAACGGCGGTTCTGGGTGCCCTGCCCACACTGCGGCGCGTTCCAGGTCCTGACATGGGACCAGATGCGCTGGACAGAGGGTGCGCCGGAGACAGCGTTCTACGAGTGCCAGCACAACGGGTGCGTGATTGTGAACGCAGACAAGGCGACCATGCTCCCCCTTGGCGAATGGCGGGCCGAGGCGGACGGCGATGGTGAGACCGCCGGCTTCCATATCAGTTCGCTCTATTCGCCTGTGGGCTGGCTGTCGTGGTCGGACTTGGCGCGCCAGCACGAGAAGGCCAAGGGCTCACCCGCGCGGATGCAGGTGTTCGTCAACACCAAGCTGGGGGAGACCTGGCGCGACCAGGGCGAGGCCCCGGCCTGGGAACCGCTTTGGGAGCGGCGCGGCGGCTACACGGCGGGCGAGGTGCCCGAGGGGGTGGCGGTATTGACGGCGGGCGCCGATGTGCAGGCGGATCGGATCGAAGTCGAGGTGGTCGGGTGGGGCGAAGGCTTCGAGTCCTGGTCGATCAGCACCCACGTGCTCGACGGCCCGCCAGAGGGTGCGGAGGTGTGGAAGGCCCTCGATCAGGTCGTGCGCCACACGTGGCGCCGCCAAGGCGGGGGCGATGCCCTGACCGTCCAGCGCATCGCCATCGACTCCGGCTTTCTGGCGCCAGCGGTCTATCGGTGGGTCGGGAAGACCGGGCAGAAGCTCGCCATGGCCATCAAGGGCCGGTCCAACATGCTGACCGCGCTGGGCACGGCCACGCGCACCGAGGTAACCGGCGCCGGTCGGCGGGCGCGCACGCGCGGTGTGCGCGTCTGGACGGTCGGAGTGGACCTGCTGAAGGGCGAACTGTACGGGCGCCTTCGCCTAACGCGCGGCGACGACGGGGCATTCCCGCCGGGCTACTGCCATTTCCCGGACGGCTACGAGGCCGAATACTTCAAGCAGTTGACGGCGGAAGAGCTGGTCACGGGCACCAACCGCAAGGGCTACGAGACTCGGGAGTGGCGTAAGACCCGCCCGCGCAACGAGGCCCTGGACTGCCGCGTGTACGCCACGGCGGCGCTTCTGGCGCTGGGGGCGGCACGCTGGGGGCCGGCGGAGTGGGAGGCCCGGCACCAAGCCAACGCGGGCGGCTTGCCCCTGTCTCCGCCCATGCCGGCGCCACACATGCCGGCAGATGAATCGGAAGGCGGGCCGGAGAGTGCCCAACGCGTGACGCCCCCCGCTCCCCCCTCGACGCGACCGGCGGTGATCCGGTCCCGTTGGGTGGGGTGACGGGCGCCAGTTTGTTCCAGCGCAAATCTGCGTTGGTTGGATAGAGGAAGGACCATCATGCCAATCAAGCTTTCGATTGATGACACCCTTGACGAAATGCGCCGAGAAATCCGGAATTTCTCGGAACGTCAGGTGCCGTTTGCCATCAAGGAGGCACTCAACCGGACAGCGGAAGCGGGCAAGGACCGGGCGCGCGCGGAAATGGCGCGGGTCTTTGATCGGCCAAAGCCGTTCACGCTGAACAGCCTGTACATCCTGAAAGCCTCCAAATCGTCGCTTCAGTCCGGTGTCGGGATTAAGGATGCGGGTTCGAAGGGGACTCCCGCCGCCCGTTACCTCGCGCCCCAAATCGCGGGCGGGGACCGGCAACTCAAACGGTTCGAACGTGCATTGCAGTCTTTCGGGGGCGGCAATAACCAGGCTGTCCCTGGCAAGGGCGTGCCCCTAGACAAGTACGGCAACGTCAGTCGCGGGCGCGTCAACGCCATCCTGAAACGTCTTCGGGCCGGACGGACCGAGGGGAGCGCACAGACCCGCAACAAAGACGGCTACTTCGTTGGACGCCCCCAGCCGGACGCGCCGGACGGTGTGTGGGCTCGCGAGCGAAGCCGACTCGTGCCCGCTCTGGTGTTCGTGAGAAAGGTCGAGTATCGCCCGCGCTTTGCATTCGCGGATATCGTCCGTCAGGCGGTTGCGGACGAGTTCAACGGCCATTTCAAAGAGGAACTGCACAAGGCCCACAAAACCCGGAACGACTGACGGGGTCGGGCCTCATCCCCAAAAAAGACGCGGCCCGCGCGGCGTATGATCGCCAGTGCGGGCTGCCGGGGGTGTGAGTTGAAGTCACCCCCTTTCGTCTTCATCGAGCCGTGCGGCGGCGGCGTTTCGTCCGATGCGGCGCATCCGCTTGGCGAACCGGCGCTTGATCTTCACCACCTCGCCCCGGCGCCAGATAAGGGCCCTGCGCCCCCTCGTGCTGAAGGCGTCGTACTCTTCCTGAGTCGTCGCGCCACGATGTCCCATCATGGACCGGCTCCCTTTCGCAACCGCATCTTACGAACCTCGCCGGTCCCGCGCATCACCGCACCGCATTCGGGGTCTGCCGCCAGCATCGCTTTCAACGTGTTGCGGTCTTCCTCATCCATCAGGCCCGTGGCACGGGAGAGGAAGGCGCGTGTCTCTACGATGGTCACCAGCGGGCCGCATTGCATGCCCAGGCACAACCCTATGGGTTAGTTCCGCGCAAGGACGATCATAGCATTGCAACTCACCTCACTCTGTCGGCGGGGTGTCCTGAGAAAAATCCTGTCCATCGCCTGATTTGTCATTTGGTAAATAATTTTCAACAAGAATAAATATCGTTCTATATAAATCGTGCATAACAAGCCCGTTCATTAAAAATACGGAGAGGCATATAGAAATACAAATTGATCGAACCATATCTCCTTCCGGAAATTGCCCGTAGAAAAAAAGTGCTAATAAAGCGACCAAAAAAGCCCAGAAAATTAACCAGGCGTTGGAGTTTATTTGCTTTCGAACACCTTTAGATGCTTCCATGGCCTCATTTCTGTTTGAGCAAGATCCGATAATGCGTGAAATGGAGAGATGAATGTTGGCCACAGATGCGAATGTTATTGTTAGTATTACGACAAGCACGGACACCATATCCGGCCCCATAAAAGCCTTAAGAAATTCATTTTTCGTAAGAATGTCGGGGCGGCTTACACTGACAGAACCCGCAATCGCTATAAAAGCGAAGAGTATTCCGATGCGCCAAATATGGGAGCTTCTAACTTTCATCGCTAAATAACCATGACCGCACCCGTTTTATGAAGGGGGCGTTCTTCGGTGTCGGCAAATCATCATTCGGAATATCTTGAGTAACCTTCCCTTTTCCCTTGCCGTACAAAATGCGTCGCTTACCGTCCTTGATCTCCGCGTCGCCACCGCCAGCCATAGCGACCCGCGCACTAGCGTTCATATGCTCGGTGTCCGGATACATTTGCCCTGGTTCAGCCCGATAGGTATGTTTTTGCGTATCAGGATGGGCTTCGCCCTGTACCGCTTTAACAAAATTGTACACCTCGGCGTCTGCGCTCAGAGCATTTGGAGGTATAAATGTAAAAGATATTTCAGCAATTTCACTTCTCCTATTTCTTATGACTTCAAAATACTCAGATTCGTCCTCAACATGCTTCACAAACACACGCCAGTCATTTACATCTGTTTTCTTTATTAAATATGAGAAAAAAGATTCGATGATCTGCTTAGGCGCACCCAGCTTTCGGTTGTGCTGCATCCAAGCAATTTGATCCTTCGATAGTGAAATTAAAAATACCGCCCCTTCAAAATTCTCAGCCTCGTATCGCTCAAGTGATTCATTGTGGAGGGAGGTTGGCACCGCACGGCGAAATATTCCCGCCGCATATTCGCCGTCAATATCAAGGGGAAGAAAGTCAAATCGGCGACCAGTATTTGAATGTAGAAACGTTCTCTTCTCTGCAAAGGCAGCCTTGAGAAAATCGTGTCTGGAGCGGTATGACTCTGGGTGTGCTGACCGTTCTAAAAGTGGCCCCTGATCGTCCCGAGCCAGAGACACGCGAAGTTTCTCAAATATTGCCATACCCACTCCCCCTTTACGTATGAGGAGAGTATGACGATCAACGAACTCCGTCAATTCCGTACACGAAGAGGGTGTTCATATGTCTCCTTGATCTAATTGGTTTTCGCCCATTCTGGGGAAATCGGGTCAAGCAAGGCGGCGTTACTCAGGTGCGTCCGGCGCTTCAATATGGGCGGTGCCGATGGCCTGATACAGCGTGAACAGTGCGTCATGCGCTTGGGCTGCCAGGGCGAACCATTCGGGGTTCAGGGTGACGGCTGGATGGTCCATCAGGCTTCCGTCAACGGCTTCCATCAGAAACGACGCCATGTGCAAGGCTTCGTGGCATCCATGAGTGCCGGGCCGGAACTCTTCGGGGGCCAGGTCGTCCCCCATTTCGTCCAGGTATTCTTGCCGTAGCGCTTCGGTTTCCTCGGCGGTCATGCCTCCCCCTTTTCCGCGAGCGTGCGCGTTCTCAATGCTGACGCGTCAGCGACGGCCTTACTCAGCCGCAATCAGCGCGTCGGCGGCAAGCCGGTTCGTGGCGTTCAGAAGCTCGATCCCGACAATCCGGTTATCTTCGTCGAAGTCGAAAACAACACCGGGGGAGACTTCCTCAGACTCCACCGTGGGCCGATCGGACAGGGTCACGTACAGCGCGTCAACCTTCGGATCGTAACTGGTCTTCATAGCCGGGCTCTCCGATCAAAGAAGGCGGTGATCACCAAGATATCATCTCCCTCGGGCCGGTGAACAACCCTGATGATACGCCCCCCGAAATCCGGAATGACCTTGAAGGACCGTGTGACGTCGGGCCGGTCTGGCTCGGGTTCCGTGCGGTCGGGGTCCACGACCGCCAGTTCGATCCACGCCCGGCAAAGCTGACGCCGCCCCATGGCCGTTTCTGCATGGGCGGACAGGACAATCACGAGTCCGCTTTCCTCAGCCGCACACCTGGGCCACCGCCGTTGGCGTCTATGAACTCGACGCCAGCCGCTTCAAGGGCTTGGCGAACAAGACGTTGATTGCCGACCGTCATCTGAACGGCGCCGTCGGTGCCTTCTGCGCGCCGGACGGTCGCTAATCCAATGCCCGCCTCCTCCGCCACGTCTTGTGCGGTCCATCGAATTAGCGCGCGCGCGGCCCGCAACTGCGCTCCCGTGATCGTTTGCATATCGCTTGACACGCAAGCTATCTCCATGTGATCGTATGATCGTTAACGTATCACGCGGCTCTTTCGGGGACCACCATGAACACCTCTTCCTCACACACCCGCCGCGCCCTGTTGAAGGCCGGTACCTTTATTGTCGGCGCTACCGCTGTTCCCGCCGTTGCGCTTGCCGCGCGGGAGGCGGAGCCAGGCTCCGCGCAAACGCGGGCCGTGGCCGCTCTGATGGAGACCATGACACCGGACCAGCGGCGCGAGCTGACGCGCCGCTGCTGGAGCATGGTGGCGGCACGGGAGACCCCTTGGCGCCTCCCGTGCGCCAACACCCGTCCGGGCCTGCATCACACCCCCAACTCCTGACACGGGAGACCAAGGCCATGACCATCCGAACTGTTATCACACACCCCGGCGCTATCTCTGGGACTCGGAAGATCGTTGACCGCATGGAAGATGTGTCTTGCCGTCTCGAAGGGGTGGCCTCTGCTCTGTCGTGGCTGGCGATGGCCGAGGAAGGCGACACGGACGAACCGGACCCGCGCCATAAGGCCAACACCTTCCGCATGCTGCGCGGGATCGCAGAGGACTGCCGGGCGCAGCTTAACGACATGGCGGGTACCCTGACGCGGGACCGGCGCGACACGGCGGCTAGCGCGTAAGGGGCGATGCGCCACGGTGGCGCACCGACCGGTGCGGTTCTGGGTGCCGTCGCGCTCGGGGTCTGACTTTCCCTGCAAGCAGCACTGCGCTTTACGCTTGACTTAGTATGTTAAGCTGAATAAATTGCGTACAGTCGCGGCCTGGAAGGGGACTCTCGATATGGATGCGAAAGAAAAGATGATGACCATTGGTGAGGTAGCGGAACGCCTCGCGGACGTGGATGCCACGTATTCCGCCTCGTACCTCGCGCGCCAGATCCGGAACATGGTCACGCGCGGGGTTCTGGAACCGCAACGATATCGAGGCGAAGGGCGTACGGCGGCTGCCGAATTTTCGCACGTCGATCTATGTCTTGCCCGTTTGCTGGGCGTGCTGGGGCGGATGGGGGTGCCGATTGATACCCTGGTTACTGCGCGTCAGCGCATGAACAGTATCGACACTCTGGCGCTCAGTGAGCGGGGCGTGCGGGACTATGCCCCCGGCATGCCCACTATCATCGACCGCCTTAAGGCAGGCGAACGATGGTTCTTCGTGGCGCGCATCGTTCATGCCGAGAACGATGACGGCGCGGAGATCGGGTCTGTCGTCGCGGGATGCTTCACCCCAAACCCCGAATTCAACAACCCGCTGGTAAACGCCCGGACCCCCTTCGCAGGTGTATCCGTCGTTCTCGACTGCATGACCCTGCTCGGGCCGCTCGTCATGACGCCAGAGGAATACCGCGAAGCCTGCGAGCGGGCCGTGGCGTCGGCAGTAGGCGCCTAATCATGGCCGCGCCGTTCTCTCGCATGGTCCGGCGGCTGATTGGCCCCCCGCGCAAGCGGTCCCTGGAGGCTGGCGGATCGGGCCGGCGCTGGGCCGGTGCGCCGGTCTCTGGTCGATCCTTGAACAACGAAGTGGCCGGTGCGGGCAGGACGATCCGGGCGCGGGCCGCGCATGCCGTGCGCAACGACGCCTATGCCGCTGCTGCTGTCCAGGCCCTCGTGTCCAATATTATCGCAGCGGGCATCAAGCCATCGTCGCAGCACCCCGACCCAGCCACCCGCGAACAGATTCACGAGACCGTCGGGCCGATTCTGGACGGTATAGATTTTGATGGTGCCGGGGGCTTCGGCGGTCTCCAGGCCACAGGCTGCCGAGAGATGATCACGTCCGGGGAAAGCTTCGGGCAGATAATCGAGGACCCGGACACCCCTGGGCGGACACAGGTTCGCCTGATCCATGCGGACCAAGTGCTTTACGAAGTCCCGATGATTGGCCCTGCGGCCCGCAGGGGCTCGGGGGTGGAGCTGGACGACTTGGGCCGCGTGATCGCGTACCACGTCCTTCCCCGTCGCCCGGACGATCCAACCTTGCCGTTCTTTCAGGCCTTCACCTCGGTGCGGATCGACGCGCGGGACATGGTTCACCTGTTCCACCTGATAGAGCCTGGACAGATGCGTGGCCTGTCCTGGCTCGCCCCGGTCCTGATAAAGCTGCATGACCTGGACCAACTGTCTGACGCAACTTTGGTAAGCGCCAAGGTTCGCGCCATCATCATGGGCGCAATCACCGATCCAGAGGGCAACGCGGGCGGGATGAGCGGGGACCAGGACGGCGGCGTTCTGACCGCTGGCATGGAACCCGGAACCCTGCTGAACCTGCCCCCTGGAACCGGCGTGGACTGGTTCGACCCCAAGGCGTTCGAAGATTATGACACCTTCAACACGACGCACTTGCGGGCCGTCGCGGCGGGCTTGGGCATCCCTTACGAGGTTCTGACCGGCGACCTGACGGGGGCAAACTATTCGTCCATCCGCGCGGGCTTGGTCGAGTTCCGCAAACGGCTGGAACATTGGCAGCACAACGTCATGGTGCCCCGATTCTGCCAGCCGATCTGGGACCGGGTTATTGCCAACGCTGGCGCCGCCGGCCTGCTGCCTGGGTATGCCGACGATCCCGCCGCGTTCCATCGCGTCGAATGGCTGCCCCCACGTCAGGAATGGGTGGACCCCAAGAAGGATGCGGAAGCTGAAATCATGGCCATCCGCGCCGGTCTGAAGTCTCGGACTCAGGCCATCGCCGGACGCGGCTATGACGCCGAGAAGATTGATGCGGAAATCGCGGCGGAGCGGGCGCGCGAGGCCCGGCTTGGGTTGATTCTGGACACGAACCCGGCTGTCGAGGCCAAGGCCTCCACACGACGGACGGACGAACCCCCGGCGCCGGAGGCTTTCGACGATGCCGCTTGATGCCACGACCTTGCGCACCCGCGCAGCCAGTCGCGCCACGACCCTGAACCGGGAGGCCCGTACCGTCGAGGTGGTTGCCCTGTCCGGTCTGGCGCCCGTCACACGCCCCGGCCCGGCGCCCGCGCATGACGTGCGCGGCCCGTGGATCGAGGAGTTGGACGCGACCGGGGCCGACATACCCGGCTTCGTCGGTTCCCCCGCGTTGATGGATCACCGCAACACCGTGGACGCGACCGTAGGCGTCATCGAGAGCGCGCGTATCGAGGACGCCCGGATCATCGCCACCGTGCGCTTCGACCGGTCTCCGGGAGCGGACACGCTCATGGGCAAGATCGAGGCCGGATCGGTGCGCGGGGTCTCGCTGGGGTACTCGGTCCAGGAATGGACGCGCGCGGGGACACGGGACGGACTCCCCGTGTTCCGCGCCACCAAGTGGACCCCCAAGGAACAGTCCTTTACCCCGCTGGGGAGTGACCCCGGCGCCACCGTGCGAAAGGAAAATATCACCATGCCGGAACAGGAACAGACGGCGCCGGCAACCGGGCCGGAGGCTGGCGCAAACATGAGCGTCGAAGATCGCGTCGGCGCCCTCGAAACCAAGGTGGACGGCATGGCATCCACCTTGGACGAAATCAAGGCGGCGGTGACCAAAGGCACGAACGACAACGCCGGCCCGGCTGGGCAGGATAGCGGGCACGCCCGTGCCATCGCGCCCGGCGCGATGCATACCCGATCCGCCGCGCCCATCATCAACAACCGTCCCGCCACCGTGACCGGCGGCGCTGACTACACCGACCCGGAGATGACCATCCGGGCCATGGCGGACTCGTTGGCGGCGCAGTTCACGCCCCTGGTGAAGCCCGAGGGTATGGCGAGGCAGTTCATGCACCAGCGCGCCCTCGACACGGTGGCCCAACTGGTGGCGATCCGGGGCGAGCGCGTGAACGCCTTCGACCGGGATGCGGTGTTCAACTCCATCTTCACCCGTGCGCACACCGGATCAGATTTCGCGAAGGTGCTGGCAGATGGGTCAAACAAGGCCGTTCTGGCGCAGTATCAGGCGGCGGCGGCGACCTATCGGAAGCTTGCCGCCAAGAAGATTATGAACGACTTCAAGGCACACAAGTACCTTCGCGTCGGGGACTTCCCGGGTTTCAAGGAGGTTGCCGAGGGCGGGCCGCATGAGCGCGGGACAATCAGCGAGAACCAGGAAACGGTGACAGCCAAGGAATTCGCGACTGGCATCGACATTGGCCGACGCGCCCTGTTCAACGATGACCTGGGCGTCCTGGGGGACTTTTCAGCCCTCATCGCCATGCGCGCCGCCGCGTTCGAAAACAGCTTGGTCTATGGCCTGCTGGCCGGCAACGGGCCGGTCATGAGTGACGGCGTTGCCCTGTTCAACACCGCACACGGTAACAAGGCCGGGGCAGGCGCGGCCATCAGTGTGGCCACCGTTGGCGCGGCGGTCGCGGCCCTGCGCAAGATGACCGGCCTGGATGGGATGAAGCTGAACATCCAGCCGAAGTTCCTGGTTTGCGGCCCGGACACGGAATTGTCTGCACGTCAGGTGCTGGCCGCTATCACCCCCAGCAAAGCCGGGGACGTGAACCCGTGGGCGGGGCAGTTGGAGTTGGTGGTTGATGCCAACATCACCGGCAATCGCTGGCATGTGTTGGCCGATCCAATGCAGGTTCCCAGCCTTGTGTATGGTTATGTCCAGGGCGCCGAGGGTCCGCAAATCCAAACTGAAATCGACTTCGACACGCGCGGCGTGCGCGTGCGCGCGGGCCTGGATTTCGGGTGCGGGGCTATCGACTTCCGGGGCCTGTACCTGAACGAAGGAGCGGCCTGATCATGGCGGACCTCGCCACTCTGACCGCCCGCCGTGACGCCCTCGAAAAGGAAATGGCGGCGGGCGTGCTGACCGTCGAGCACGACGGCAAGAAGGTCACCTATCGGAGCATGGCCGAGATGGAAGCCGCTTTGGGGCGGCTCAATCGGGCCATCGCGGCGGCGTCGGGGACGGCCCGCGTTCACACCGTGCGCATTTCGACGACGAAAGGACTCTGACCCATGGCAAAGACCTTCCTGCATGACGGTGACCTGATCACCGTTGCGGCCCCCAGCGGGGGCGTGTTGTCCGGTGACTTGGTCATTGTCGGCAGTATTGCCGGGGTGGCTCTGGCCGATGCCGGCGAAGCGGCGAATGTGGTGCTTCAGACGACGGGCGTATGGACCCTGCCGAAGCTGCCCACGACCGTCATTGCGCAGGGCGCCGCCGTGTCCTGGGATATTGATCCGGGGCAAGTGGTGTTGCCGAGCGCCGGACACTACCCCATCGGCGCCGCCGTGGAGGGTGCCGGCAACGGCGCCACCACGGTCAAGGTCCGCCTGGACGGCGTGACGACCGCCGCTGCTGCGTAACGCCGAATGCTCATTGGCTTTGGCGCTCGGTCCAGTCGGCGGTGACCGTGACAACACCGACAGCCGGCGGCGGGGATTTGGATTCTCCCCCCCGCGCGGTCGGCACCCCCGATTTTGACTGGCATGATGATAGGATATCAGCCATGGCGAGAAATACAGGTCTACCTTATGGGGCGCTACCGCGCGGAATGAAGCGGGATCAAGCTGCCGAATACATTGGTGTTGCCGCCGGCACGTTCGACGCGATGGTGGCCGACGGGCGCATGCCAAAGCCCCTCCTCCCCCACGGAAGCCGCAAGGTCTGGGATCGCCAGCAACTGGACACGGCGTTCGACCGTCTGGCAGGGGTCGAAGGCTCCGGCCTGCGGGGGTGGGACGACGTGGCATGACTCGCGCCAAGCTGCCTTATGTGAACAGCTACAGGGACCGGCATGGTCGGATACGCCATTACTTTCGACGTGGCCGAGCGATGAAGCGCGTACCGCTGCCCGGCCATCCCGACTCAGCTGAGTTCAAGGCAGCTTGGCAGGAGGCCATGCGGGCATTCGAGGCGGGTGAAATGCAACCGAACCCGACCGAAAGCCGGATAGTGACAGGCTCCATGGAAGACGTGATTGCGCGGTACCTTGCCAGCCGAACATTCCGCGAGCTAGCCCCGACCACGAAGGCCGTTTATCGGCGCGTGATCGAGCGCATCCGGTCAGAACATGGAGACAGGGCAGTGGGAGCCGTCACACCCGAAGCCGTTGCTCGACTGATCCGCGCCAAGGCGGAGTCATCCGGCCCTGAAGCGGCCAACACCCTTCTGAAGGTGCTGCGCATCCTGTTCACCCGCGCGGTTGAAGACGGCATGCTGCCCCACAACCCGGCGCGTGAAGTCAAGCGCCAACGCATCAAATCAGACGGATACCACACCTGGACGGAAGACGAGATCGCGCAATTTGAGGCCCGATGGCCTCACGAAACCCGCGAACGTCTGGCGCTGGACTTGCTGTTGTACACCGCTTGCCGGCGCGGGGACCTCGTTAGGCTTGGTCCCCAGCACATCACGGATGGTCGCATTCGCATGCGCCAGAACAAGACCGGAAACGCAGTTGACATTCCCATTCACCCCGCCCTGGCGAAGACCCTCGCAGCTCACCCGCTCGATGCTCTCGCGTTTTTGGTCACGGCTTACGGAAAGCCCTTCACGGTGAACGGCTTCGGCAACTTCTTTGGGGATGCCATCAGCGCGGCTGGTCTAACAAGATGCTCCGCCCATGGCCTTCGGAAAGCGGCGTGTCGGCGGCTGGCGGAGGCGGGATGCACGCCGCACCAAATCATGGCTGTTTCCGGTCACAAAAGCCTTCAGGAAGTCCAGCGGTATTGCCGCGATGCTGGCCAAGTGGATCTGGCAGACGAAGCCTATGCGCGACTGGGCGAACGGCTCGCACTGACTAACCGAACCGGAAAGTTAGTCAATTTTCCAGACAACCCATTGAAAAAGGAGAACTAA